ATGCTGTTCGTGACGTAGTAAAGCACGAGAAAGACGGTAACGATAAGGACGAAAAGGCGACTGCTAAAAAGGAAAAAGAACCTAAGAAGTTAGATAAAGCTGATCCTAAAGAAGCAAAGAAAGACTTCGATGACCGTAAGGACAAAGACATCGACAACGATGGCGATACTGATAAGTCAGACGAGTACTTACATAAAAAGCGTCAAGCAGTTTCTAAAGCGATGGATGCTGAGAAAAAGCCAAGCGACGGTTATAAGCCAGCAAGTAACAAAGACAAGGACGAAAAATCTCCTGAAGAGAAGAAGAAAGAAAAGGAGTATGCTGCTAAGAAAGAGAAAGGACAAGAGAAAGTTAGCACAAGCCCAACTGTTAGCGAAGAAGCTGAACTTGAAGAAGGAACACCTGCTCGCTATGAGTTGATTAAGAAAGCAGCTAAGAAGATTAATCGTCAAGATGCTAAAGCAGCACGTGATGCAGCAAGAGGCATTAAGAAAGATAAAGACCTTAAGAAAAGAAAGAACGACCCTGCTGATATGGACGAAAGCTATATTGCTGAAGACGCAGCTTCTGAGTTAAAAGCATACGGCACTTCTAAGGGTGGTGTTGACAAGCAAGACTTTATGGCTATCGCTAATATGATTAGTAAGAAGAAGTCAGTAAAACAAATCGGTCAAATGATTGCGTTGCTTGATACTGACCCACGCGATAAGATTATTAGCATCATTAATAAAGCTGATAAGAAGATGGGGGCTGAACTCATGAAAGGATATAAGAAACTTCGTGAAGAGTTTGAAGAAGTCGAAGAAGCAGTTGGTACTGCAGCTAAGTATGCTGATAAGAAAGGTATGTTTGGTGGTAAGTATTCTCATCACGACAAAGCCGTTACAATGAAAGGCGACAAGTTCGGCAAGTGGCGCGAGAAAAAAGCAGCTAAGAGATCTGCTGCACATAAAGCACAAGATCCTAAGATGGCTGATCGTGGCTATGCTCAGAATATTGTTGATACTGATAAAGCTCAAAGGAAAGCAGCTAAGAAAGGTCTTGGTAAGCAGAATATCTCATGGCAGCAAAAGAACAGTGTTAAGCGTGGTAAATTACCAGAAGAACTTCAATTGGTATCTGAAGCAGAAATGACAGATAAGCAAATGAAAAAGCGCGAAGAAATCGTTAAGTCTATGAAAGACAATAAGGGTGGTTTCGAGAAACGTTATGGTGATCGCGCTAAGGAAGTAATGTATGCAACTGCTACTAAGCTGGCTCAGAAAGAAGGTTTTGAGTTTATGGAAGCAGAAGCATTCTTCGAAGCAGCTGGCATTCCTTTCAGCGGTCCATACAAAAAGACTAAGCGCACCGTGACAGATAAGTCGGGTGCAAAACATACTCCAATGTCAAGAGCTAAGGACTTAGCACGCCGTGGCATGGATAAAGACAAAAAGAAAGTATAAATATAAAACAAATCCATAAGGAGAACTACAATGGCACAATGGGGTTCAAATGACCAAGCATCGGATTCACCTCTGTATGCTAATAACATTTTAAATGTTACGAAAAACCAAACTGAAATGTTTAACAACGTTACTCAGGATGATGTAATTACTGGCGCAGCTAAAGGTGTGTTTGGTGTATCTGCTGATGAATTGGCTTATGCTAATACCGCTGACACTGAAGCAAACGCAGTTCCTCACTCAGGTTGGGTGTTGCGCACCGAAGGTTCTGGTGGACGCGCTGGACGTGTACACTACGAAGTGTTGGTAGCTGGCGGAATCCAAGGTGACTCTGCTGACGATACTCAATTACCAGAGTAATTGGAGCTGACTAATGGCTGACAAGAAGGTATCAGAACTTACAGCAATCACTAATCTTAGTGGTGACGACCTTCTGTTGGTTGTCAACGACCCGAACGGCACGCCCGATAGCAGAAAAGTAACTGTAGGAAATTTATTTGCTAACGTTGTTCCTGAAACAACACATAAAAGCAGAGTGAATTTCAAAGCCAATACAGTACATAGCGGCACTGTTATGACAGTATCAGCTAATGTTGTAATTGGTGGTAATATTAATCTTCGTAAAGATACACCGAGCTCTAATAATGTAACTTCTGAAGGTTACAGTTTAGGATCAATATGGTTTGATAATGATTACATATATGTTGCTACTGCTAACAACGTAATTAAAAGAGCGGAACTAAGTACATTCTAATATGTTTGATGATTTGACGGAAGAAAACTTCCAACTCTTTGCAATGAAATATTACAATAATCCGCATTGTACGGATGTACTTGAGTTTCATGATGACTTGAGAAGAATACGCTATATCAAACGACTGTTTAAGAAGTACAGAGATAACGGTGTATTAAACGAACGTTTGATATTAAATCACTTTGTCGTCCTATATAATATGTTCGAAGCGAGAGCAATGACAAGAATGTTAGTGCAAAGAATGGACGGGTATCTTGATTATCTCAAACCATTCCTAGTGTTCTTAAATTACTGGACAACAGAAATAGGTTCTGTTAATGGTGAAGTGTTCGTTGATAGTGACATTAAGTTAGACCAAGGCATAATAGACGCACTAAGGAAAATCTAATGGCAGGCGCAACAGACTTAATTCTGGTATATCAGTTTCTTAAGAGATTGACTACGCCATTCGATAAGACCAAAGCATTCGAACTTGGATTAATCGATGCTAACGGTAAGCGTCTTAAGAAGGCAAGCAGTAAAGAAGAAAAAGAAGCCATGGGTTATTTTGACCGCTTGGTGTTTAATCTTAAAAGATTGCTTGGTAAGTTGCCAGGTGGCAGCTCTAAACTTGCTTCTTATGCTGCGGCACTGTTTCTTATTAAGGAAAGTGTCAATCCTAAAGAACATTACAGCGAACAAGAACTAATCGAAGGGTTACTTGAAAACTTTGAAACGTTGGAAAGAGATTCTATGAAGAACTTAAAAGAACTGATGGAAGAAGCTCCTACTAACGCAACTGGACCTGCGGTTGCTGGTACAAATGGTGATGTAACTTGGAAGATGGATGCTAGAAATAAAAAAACAAAAGCATTTCTTCGCCGTTACATGGAACAAAAAGGTAAGCGTGAAGTGCGTAAGAAACGCAGAGACTTCATGAAGCAGTTGGGATTAGACTAATGGCGCAGTATAATAAGAAAACTTCGGCATTTTTAGCGCAAAACACATCAATCTATGAAGTGGTGATGCTTGCTGATGCAAGTGGTAATGTTATAACCCCATCTGGCGGTCATCCGATTTCAAATTTTGCCGCAATCGACAACTACGATGATGCTGGTTCTAATGTTGGTTGGAAGTTCCAAGATGATTGGATTCCAGTATTTGGAATCAGAGTAAAACCAGATAGCGGAACAGAGTTTCATCTAATTGACTTCTCTATCACGCTGAATGGTGGAACATCTGTTGTTGCAGGGTATCGTTGGCATATGAACCCAACTCTTGATGCTGCATATACTTGGGTGGACTCGGGTTCAACTGGTATTCAGTATGTGAAGTTTGAGGATATTGATGGGACACCAAACGAAATCACATCTGACACAATGGTTCATTCCAAAGCGATGGTCGGTAAATCAACACAAGACCTTACACCAGAGATGAAAAACTTTCCATTTACAGATGGTGGTATTGAGATGTTCTTAGAAATAAGAAGATTAGATGGTGGGGCAACACAAGACATGTTCTACCATATGACTATGGGCATTGATTAGAAGGTAAATCGCCATGACTTCTGAAGATCATCTAACAACAACTCACCTATTTCAAATTCTTGAGGACAGAAGAGTGGAATCGGAAGAGCGTAATGCTATCTTACACAAACGGATTACAGAAATGAAAGACGAATTGTATGAAGAAGTAGAAAAATCTCATAAAGAAATAATGGTAGAGATTCGCGAAATGAAAGAGGAACAACGTGCGCATGCTAAAGCAGAAGCAGAAATGCTCTATAAGTTAGACGTTCGTATTTCCGAAATCGAAAAATGGCGCTGGTTCGTCATTGGTGGCGCAGCTGCTGTTGCGTTCCTAGTTTTTGGTGGTCTTGATAAGCTGCTAACCTTCCTACAAATAAAATGATTTGACATTTATCGCTTTTAGAGTATAATCTCTATATGAGCGATTATATTGATACCAAATACATTAACCTTCTTTCTCCGCAACTTGAGCAATTCAAGAACAAAGGTAATGGTGTATATAATTTCCGCTGTCCATACTGCGGCGATTCGCAAACCAATAAAGCAAAGGCGCGTGGCTATATTTTTAACAAAGAAAACAGCCTAATCTACAAGTGTCACAACTGCGGTCAGGGTGCTTCGCTTAACAATTTACTCAAACACACAAATCCCCTTCTGCAGAAACAGTACGCACTGGAGAAGTTCGGAAAACAGGAGCGACGCAAAGGTACAACTCCCACAACAAAGACTTCCCTGCGCTTTCAGAAGCGTCCTGAGTATATGAAAACACCGCTCGGTAAGCTAAAGAAAGTATCTCAACTCGACACACACCATCCAGTCGCTCAATATGTAAACAGTCGCAAAATACCAGCACGTGTACACTATAAACTGTTCTATGCACCGAAGTTTTATGCCTTCGCTAAACAGTTTGCGCCTGATAAATTCCAAGATATGGATAAAGACGAGCCACGTTTAATAATCCCGTTTATTAATAGTGAAAAACAATTAATTGCCTTTCAAGGCAGAGCGTTTGGAAAAACATCACTTCGCTATATAACTGTGAAAATTGATCAGGACGCACCAAAAATATTTGGACTTGACACTATTGATCGCACCAAACCAGTGTATGTTGTAGAAGGTCCAATCGATAGCATGTTCCTAGACAATGCTGTTGCTATGGCAGGTGCTGACTTGACAGTTGATGCGCTAAGTGCGCTCGGAACTAAAGACCTAGTCTTTGTGTTTGATAACGAGCCGAGGAATAAAGATATTCTACAGCGTATTGAAAAAGTTATTGATATGGGTTATAATATCAGTGTATTCCCTGACTATATCAAAGAAAAAGATATAAATGATATGGTACTAGCTGGAAGGGATCCAGAGGAAATTCAAGCAATTATAAGTAGTAACACCTACAGCGGTCTTGCTGCTAAAGCGAAGCTGTGTGAGTGGAGAAAAGTATGAATTATAGTGAAACACTCTTTGATCTAGCCAAAGGCACAGAGTGTGAACCGAAAGTGGAGCCAACATCATTTCCTACGCCTGATGTGTTTCTTGAATACAAAGGTGTACAATTTGGTATTGGTATGGATTGTAAACTTTACATAAAAGAAAATAGTGTATGGAGAAAAGCATGAGTGTTGCATCTGAGTATTTTTCTGACAATGGCGTTCGTAGAGCAACAATAGAGATTGGAGAAAATTCCTATATAACTACGTTATATGAACATGAAGACCCAATTAGAAGGATAGCAGATTCTCTACATTCACTCTACTACTGGGAAGACTGTTGCGAAAATTGGGTAATGTATTGGGGCGATTTTAAAAAATGAATGTAAAATTAATTAGTTATTCGAAGGCACACGAACCTTCGTTTTGGGAACATGGGCAATCTATTGAAGGGTTACAAAATAATTTTACAGTAACAATTGATGGTGAAGATGAACCTATCCACATCTACAAGAACGGATCAATACAAGAACTTATTGCGTTCTGCGCCAGAGTATCTAATCCATCCAATCAATTCAATACAGAAACTTCCGAGAAGCTCATTCAGTACTTGGTCAAACACCAGCATTGGTCGCCGCTCGAAATGGTATCAGCCTGTATCGAAATCGAAACAACAAGAGATATTGCCCGTCAAATCTTACGCCACCGCTCATTCTCATTTCAAGAATTTAGCCAAAGGTATGCCGACCCAACTAAGGACTTGTCTTTTGTGGTTCGAGAGGCAAGACTCCAAGATCCCAAGAATAGACAGAACAGCATAGACACTGACAACCTGGCAATTCATGCGCTATGGGAAAATCATCAGAAGAGAGTTATTGAACAAGCAATGTCTGCTTATGAGTGGGCAATCAATAATGGTATTGCTAAAGAACAGGCGCGAGCTGTACTGCCTGAAGGTTTAACTATGTCACGAATGTATATGAATGGTACACTACGTTCGTGGATACATTACATTCAATTGAGAAGCGCGAATGGTACTCAGAAAGAACATATGGAAATTGCTAAAGCATGTGCAAGCGTGATCGCCGAGATCTTCCCTATGTCTGAGACTTTTGTAGAATAAGGATAATAAAAAATGCCAAGAGAACATTTGGGCGTCAAGATTGACGTTAAGAGAGACAGACACCTCTCAGAACAGGGGTTTAAACTATTACAAGATTATTACTGTCGCAAAGATGAGAAAACACCACAAGAAGCATTCGCTCGTGCAGCAGTAGCATATTGTGATGGTGATATGGAATTAGCGCAGCGTGTCTATGATGCTGCTTCTAAGGGTTGGTTTATGTTTTCGTCACCAATCCTTTCTAACGCACCGCTTCCAGGTGAAAAGGCGAAGGCACTACCAATCAGCTGTTTCTTATCTTATGTTCCTGACTCTCTTGAAGGTCTTATTGACCACACTTCTGAACTTCGTTGGCTTTCTGTTAAAGGTGGCGGTGTGGGCGGTCATTGGTCTGATGTTCGTTCCGTATCTGATATCGCTCCTGGTCCTATTCCTTTTCTTCACACAGTCGATGCTGATATGACGGCATACCGTCAGGGTCGTACACGCAAAGGCAGTTATGCTGCATATATGGATATTGATCACCCTGACATTATCGAGTTCCTGCAGATGCGTATCCCAACAGGTGACGTCAATCGTAAGAATTTAAATTTACACCACGCAGTAAACCTAACAGATAAATTTATGGTTGCTGTTCAGTTTGGTGATATGTGGGAATTGAAAGACCCAGATACAGGTGAAGTTCGTGATGAAATGCCAGCTCGAAAGTTATGGGAAATGATTCTTGAAACTCGCTATCGTACTGGCGAACCATACATGAACTTTATTGACACTGCGAATCGTGCATTACCTCAAGCGCAGAAAGACTTGGGTCTAAAGATTCATGGTTCAAATTTGTGTAACGAGATTCACTTAGCAACCAACGAAGAACGCACCGCAGTTTGTTGTTTGTCTTCACTTAATATGGAGAACTATGATGATTGGAAGAATACGTCGCTTGTTTCTGACCTTATTTGTTTCCTTGATAATGTTCTTCAGTTTTTCATTGAGCACGCTCCTGATACTATCTCTCGTGCACGATATTCTGCAGAACGGGAGCGTTCGTTAGGTTTAGGTGCTATGGGTTGGCACTCATATCTACAGAAACATAACATTGCTTGGGAATCAGAAGAAGCATTAGAACTCAACAAAAAAGTGTTTGAGTCTGTTCAGTTAGATGCTATCGCGCAAACAAAAATTCTTGGTAAAGAAAAGGGTGAAGCACCTGACATGAAGGGTACTGGTCGCCGCAACGCACATATGCTTGCTATCGCACCGAATGCTAACAGCTCTTTAATTGGCGGAACGTCACCGTCTATTGAACCATGGAAGGCGAATGCATTTACTAGTCGTACAAGAGCTGGATCTCACCTTACTAAAAATAAATATCTGGAGGCAGTTCTTGACGGATATAATAAAAACGACGATCGTACTTGGTCTAGCATTATCACTAGTGGTGGCTCTGTCCAACATCTGGACTGGATGAGCGATCACCATAAGGCAGTGTTTAAAACAGCAATTGAGATTGATCAGAACTGGCTAGTCAAACAAGGCGGTGATCGCCAGAAATATTTGTGCCAAGGTCAATCATTAAACCTTTTCTTCCCTGCAGGAGCAACCAAATCATACCTACATAAAGTGCATTTTGATGCTTGGCGATATGGCTGTAAGGGGTTATACTATTTAAGAACCGAAACAAGCAACCGAGCTGAGAACGTAGCACAGAAAATTGAACGTGATGCTCTAAAAGATTTTAACGCTGAACAAGAAGAATGTACTGCTTGTCACGCATAGGAGAATATAATGTCAGAATATGATGGTGTAATTAAAAGAGATATGATGGAACGCGAACTAATGGTTCATCTACCTGAAGAATTGTTAGAAGAACTTGGTTGGCGAGAAGATGACCAAGTTGAAATTGATGAAGTTGATGGTTGTATTGTAATTAGAAACGTGGAGTGATAATGCGAATCGAACTCAGTAAAGCAGATATCAAAGCCATTATCGATATGGTAGGATCGTCACCCAACTATGATGCAGAATTTAAAGAGTCATTGCTAAATGAACTAAGAGCAGCATTAAGTCTAGAACAAATTGTTGATGAAGAGGAAAAATAATAAATGTCACCATCACAACCGCAAATCGAAATTTACTCAAAGGATCAGTGTCCTTTCTGCGACCGTGCTAAGGCATGGTTTCAACAACACGGATTTACTTACACGGAACATAAGTTATATAATGAAGAGCAGATGCTTGCGTTCCAACAAAAGTGTCCAGGTGCACGCACAGTACCACAAATTTTAATTGATGATAAGAACATCGGCGGTTACGATGATCTAATGAAGATGACAGGTCAACTGCTAAAAAAGCAGGGTGGTCTAATGGAGTGGTCGGAGACCTATAAACCTTTCCACTATCCATGGGCAGTAGAGATTACTACTCGTCACGAAAAGGCACACTGGATTGAGGATGAGATTGACCTCAACGAAGACGTTACTGATTGGAAGGGTGGTAAAGTTTCCAATACAGAAAAAGAATATATTACAAACATCCTTAGATTGTTTACACAATCTGACGTAGCAGTAGGTCAAAATTACTATGATAAGTTTATTCCGAAAATCAAAAACAACGAGGTGCGTAACATGCTCGGTTCTTTCGCCGCTCGCGAAGGGATTCATCAACGTGCTTATGCTCTGCTTAATGATACTCTCGGGTTACCAGATTCTGAATATCATGCTTTTCTAGAATACAAAGAGATGACCGACAAGGTTGACTTTATGATGGAAGGTGATGCTAATACGCAACGTGGGCTTGGTCTTACACTTGCTAAGTCTGTATTCAACGAAGGTGTTGCGTTGTTCGCTTCGTTCGTTATGTTACTCAACTTCCAACGTTTCGGTAAGATGAAAGGCATGGGTAAAGTTGTAGAGTGGTCAATTCGTGACGAATCTATGCACGTTGAGGGTAACTCTAAGTTGTTTAAAGCATTCTGCGCTGAGCATGCTCGTATCGTTGATGATGAGTTTAAGAAAGAAATCTACACAATGGCAAAGCAAGCAGTCAAACTAGAAGATAAGTTTGTTGACCTTGCTTATGAGATTGGCGAAATTGAAGGATTAAATGCTGAAGAAGTTAAACAGTATATTCGCTACATTACTGATCGCCGTTTGCTACAACTTGGTTTAAAACCAAACTATGGTGTAAAAGATAATCCACTTCCATGGTTGGAGTGGGTGTTAAATGGTGCTGATCACACAAACTTCTTTGAGAACAGAGTAACTGAGTATGAAGTTGCTGGTTTAAAGGGTGGATGGGACGAGGCATATTCGTAATAAATAGAATAACAAAACAACGGAGAATTACTTATGTCTGAAATCGTATACGAACTTGTATGTGATTCATGTGGAGCCGACTACGAAATCAATTATATTGATGGCATCACCAATCACAACGAACCAATGTACTGTCCATTTTGTGGGGCGGACGTTGATTTAACTGATGTCGAAGAAGATCTAGATGAAGATCTTGAAATCTTTGATGAGCTTGACTTCGAAGACGGAGAACGATAGCTACGAAAATCCTTGGCTATTCAATAACAAACCTTTTACGTCTAACGACATAGGTAACTTCGCTGGTTTTGTTTATGTTATTGAATGTCTACATGATGGTAAACTTTATATTGGTAGAAAGTATTTCCACTCAATAAGAAAGGTCAAGGGTAAATCTAGAAGACAACGCAAAGAGTCTGATTGGAAAACATATTATGGTTCTAGTGATTTTTTAAAAGAACTTGTTAAAAAACACGGAAAGGAAAATTTCCGCAGGACCATTATGTCTCTGCATACAACACAAGGTGACTGTAACTACGAAGAAGTGCGTCAACAATTTCTACACAATGTGCTTGAAGACGAACGCTTCCTTAATGAGAACATCAATGGTAAGTGGCATCGTAAACCACAACACATTGTAGACTCAAGAATGGTAAATGAAGAATGCTCATATCTAACTCTCGAAAATTTGTCTTTATCAAAACAAGAAAAGTAGGCGGAAGCTCGCTTGAAAAATATATTATCGACAATCACTTCGACGAATCTATTGATCAGTGCACTGGCTCTACTGTTGATAATGTTCCATGGTATAATCTCCCTGACGGTTCTCGCGGTCATATGGATTGGAATACAATCGTTGCTTTAAATCCTAAAGTTAAAGAGTACAAAGTGTTCACTATTGAACGCAACCCATGGGACAAAGTTGTTAGTCAATACTTCTTCTTCCGCGATAAGATCGGAAGAATTCCTAAGAATATGACATTCAGTCAATTCGTCAAAACTCGAGACTTCCCTACTGATAAATCCAAATATGTTGCTGGCAATCCACTTATTATTAAGTGGGAGCATATGGAAGATGATCTTGTTCTCCTGTGTCGAAATTGTGGATTTGAGTTTGACGTGCAGAAGTTTAGGAGTTATAATTTAAAGTCGGGATTAAGAAAAGATGATCATTATAGCGAAATGTATACCGATGAAGATATCGAGATTGTTCGCGAAGCATTTAAATGGGAAATTGAGAATTTAGTATATGAGTTTGAAGATCGTAGATGATATTAGCGGCAACCAACAGCGATTAAAGTATGATCCATTTATGCTTATCGTTGATCAAACGGTTCGCTGTAATGAAGCATGTTATTTCTGTTGGCGTGCTGATCCAAAGAAAGTAAAGGAACAAACTAAGAAAGCAGAGGGTGTGTATGACATGCCGCTCGAGCTAGTCAAAGAGATTGTTGATCAGGGCGCACGTATTCCTTCGTTGCATACCTTTAATGTTTGTGGACCAATGGGTGATCCAACGATGGTTGGTGACATGGTAGAACGTGGGCGCTATGCGTTACAAAAAGGTTTTCAGAAAACAATGATGAATACCAACGCAGTTGCTCTAGACAAACACGATCCTGAAGATTTACTGCGAGCGTTTAATGAAATTAAAGTATCACTAGATACACTTGATGCTGATAACTACAAAGAGATTCATGGTAAGCCACACCTCGAGCGTGTGTTAAAAAACATTGTGAATTACTGGGAACTAAAGCAGAAGAAGGGTATTCCTGGAAACTTCAAAGCAAAGATTACACTTAATCCTAAGAACGAGCCAGAGGTTGAAGACTTTAAAGCATGGGCAGAAAAGACTGGCGTTCCTATCGAGTGGAAACACATACACTCATTCGTTGACATTATGCCTGAGTATGGTAATGATGTTGGTATGAAGTTATGTGAGCAACCATATAAAACTATTAACATAAACTTTAAAGGTGAGCTGACAACTTGTTGTATTAACTATAAGTTGGATCCAGTGTTCGGAAAGGTTGGTGTTGATGGTGACATTAAGAGTATTTGGGAAGGCGAGAAGTTTGAGCAGTGGCGAGCTGCTAGAACAGATGATATTTGTAAAGGATGCGCAGGACTTGGTGGTCGATTAAGAAGGGCAAACGAACTTATGCCAGAGTATGAAAGAATGGGCGAGATTAAATTTAATGAGCGATACTGATAGAATTCAACTCTATGTTGGCGTAGCACCTAATGGTGAAGATGCCGAAAGTCAAATGGTGCTTGAGTACACTGCTCGTAAGCATAGCTCCTTGCCTATTGACATCTACTGGATGAAACACAACGGTCTATTCAACTCTATGTGGGGTGGATGGAACAGTAAAACTTGGTCAACTCCATTTTCTGGCTTTCGCTGGGCAATTCCTGAGGCATGTGAGTTTAAAGGTCAGGCGATCTATATGGATAGTGATATGATTATCCTCGGCGACCTTGCTGAACTGTGGAACAATCCATGGGAAGATGGTAAAATTATTCAGATGAAAGGTGACTGGCGCACCTGCGTTGCTAAATGGAACTGCGAACGTGCTGGTCAGGTATTACCGCCTGTTGAAGCAATGAAAAAAGAACCATATGCTCATCAGCAGTTGTTTAGTGGACTTCAACAAAACCCTCAGTTGGTTCAATTATTTGATCGTCAGTGGAATAACTTTGATGGTGAAAACGATCCGCTTGACGAAATTAAAATTTTACATTATACTGATATGAGTA